GCCATAGCAGCCGCCGAATGCACCATTGCCAATCGAAGTGACGGAGTTCGGGATAGTCAGACTGGTGAGGCCAGAGCATGCGCCAAATACGTTGCTGCCTATCGTGGTTACGGAGTTCGGGATGGTCAGGCTGGTGAGGCCATAGCAGGCGGAGAACGCATAGTTGCCAATCGAAGTGACGGAGTTCGGGATAGTCAGGCTGGTGAGGCCAGAGCAGTTGTTGAATGCATAGCTGCCAATCGTGGTCACGGAGTTGCCGATGGTCAGGGCTCCGGTGAGGCCAGAGCAGTTGTAAAACGCACTGCTGCCAATCGAGGTCACGGAGTTCGGGATAGTCAGACTGGTGAGGCCAGAGCAGTTGTTGAACGCACTGCTGCCAATCGAGGTCACGGAGTTGCCGATGGTCAGGGCTCCGGTGAGTCTAGAACAGTTGTAAAACGCATAATTGCCTATCGTGGTGACGGAGTTCGGGATAGTCAGGGCTCCGGTGAGGCCAGAGCAGCCGCTGAATACACCATTGCCTATCGTGGTTACGGAGTTCGGGATGGTTAGGGCTCCGTTGAGGCCATAGCAGTTGCTGAATGCATAGTCGCCAATCGTGGTCACGGAGTTCGGGATAGTCAGGGCTCCGGTGAGGCCAGAGCATGCGCCAAACGCATTATACCCAATCGAGGTCACGGAGTTCGGGATAGTCAGACTGGTGAGGCCAGAGCAGTTGTTGAACGCACTGCTGCCAATCGAGGTCACGGAGTTCGGGATAGTCAGGGCTCCGGTGAGGCCAGAACAGTAGTAGAACGCGTTGCTGCCAATCGTGGTGACGGAGTTCGGGATGGTCAGGCTGGTGAGGCCAGAGCAGCGGCTGAACGCATAGTTGCCTATCGAGGTAATAACGGAGGAACCGAATAGCAACGCTGTGTCCATAGAACCGGAATCCCAATTAGCAGGAATATCCCCTAAGATGTTTTTACCGGAAGGCAACACAATCGTAGGAGTAGCCGGAATCTCGCTCCATGCGGCGTTTTTCCTCGCATACTGCTTGCTGTCGGCGGGGGCTTCGGTGAGTCCGCCAAACACCTGCCAAGCCGCGCCGTTATATTCCAGCACGACCTGCGCGGTTGAGCCAGAGGCCACCGTCTGCGCCACCCCGCCGACAATCGCGGAGTCGAAAGTGATGGTCCTGTCCGCGCCGCTGGCCGTGACGAGGTATTCCGCTTTCTGGCCGATTGTCGGTAAGGCTGGAAGGACGTGCGTGATGCCAGTTCCGGCTGCCGCGCCGAATTTCACGTTGGCTACGGCTGCGATGGCTGTGGGGGGAGTGGAGGACGAGCCGCTTCCACCAATAATTTCTACCACTTCAATTTGATCAATTTTTACAGTTGCGATTGCCATAGTCTTTTAAAATAAAATTCCCCCAATAATTATACCCGCTATAAAAATCCCCACCATAATAGATTCTTTCGGATGGGCTATAACCCAAGTTTTTATAGCATTAAAATCCGCAATAACCATCGTGATAAATTTATTCATAAGTTTAACTTACTACTTTTGCGCCAGCGATTCCAGCGCGGATTAAAAGTGAAAAAATATAAAGCGCAATTAAAAGCCCAACACCGCCGACTACGCCCCAAACAATATTGCGATACCAAACTAAAGATTTGATTTTGGTATCTTGTTTTTTGATTAAATTATCTTTTTTTAATGCATTTTCGGCATCTTGCTTTAATTTTGTATCTACTTCGCTAGAATAAGATTTCCAAACTTCCTCGCCTTTAACATAATTAGCGAGAGTTTCCTTATCTTTAATTAGTTCTTTAAACTCGTCGGAGTTCAGTCTTACCGTATTAACTGGCGAAGCTTCTGGCAAAACGACAATACGCTCAGATATAACCGCCCCTTTATCGTCTTTAGTATGTTTGACTAATGGGGCAATGACTATCGGTTTAGCGGGTGGGACTACAATTTTAGCAGTATCTACAATATATTTTTGAGCCAAATCAACTCTAGATACTTCAATTGCAGATTTTGTTGCGTAAACTCCGCGAGAAAGTGCCTGACTATCTTGTTTGCTATAATATATTCCGCTACAACTAGAAACCGCTAGTGTCAATATCGCAATAAGTGCTATTTTCGCTCGTTTAATCATTAGTTTTGTATAGTTGCGCTAGCCCAAAATTGCCCGCTCCCGTTCGCGACTGCCCTGACATCATTCATGGGACTAGTAGAATAAGCGGGGTTTGCATACCCGCCAGTAAGACCTGAAAATGAATAAAATGGGATACCGTCTAAATCGTTTGTAAATCCAAATGGATTTTTATATTGTAATATAATTGAACCACTTCCACTTGTATAAATGGTATAAAGCACATCGCGGGAACTTGATGAATTTTGCCATTCTCCTGTAAATGGGGCAGATTGGCCAGTTAACAATAGTAAAGTTTTAAATAATTCCATAACGCGATAATTTAATACAGTTTACAGCATTTTTAACGAAGTGTGAACTTAAATCAGATTTATTTATTATACAGAAGCTCTCACGTTTAAATAATAACCGGTTTGCGAGACGGGCGCGCTCCAAATAGAATAGAACCCGCTAACAGATATCCCGCTCAATATATTTAAATAAATTTCTGTGCCATTAACGGGCATTTCGATCATTGTAGATATGATTGGTTTAGAATAAAATATAGGGGAGAAATTAAAATATTGAAAATTGATGCCCGTTTGGATTCCAGAGCTATAATTATTCTCGACCGAGTATTCATTGAGATACCGCCCTATAAAATCTGCCAATTCTCCAGTTCGGAGTTGTTTTAATGCGATCAAATTATTCATTCGAATGATTTTCTTCTGGTTTATCTCTCAAACAATGGCTTAACAATATCGCAGAATATCTATCTGCTTGATGTCCATCCATAATCTGATCGACAATATCGGCTTTAGCGTTATCAATTTTTTTAGGTTTTTCTACATATTCCGACGCGATATCTAACCATTTATCGGCTGGCTCATTAATCATAACCAACTCTCCGATGCTATGACAGGCATCAATTTGAGCGGTGTTTAACTTTTTGAGTTTATGTTTGGTTTTACTTAATTTTTGTATTTTGCTATGTAATTCGCTAGATGCGGTGACTATTTGTTCTAATTTAGATAACGAGAAAAAGAATTTATCGCTTTCATCGCTTGCTTTTGTGCCAATTGGTTTAACCTTTTTAGTAGTTTGGCTACCACCTTTACCTACTGGTCTTCCACCAGCTTCATTAGGGTCTTTCGATCCACCTAATACTGGTTCATATAATCCAGAATCACGCTGGGCCTTAAATTTCTTTTGATTCTCTAAAGACTCTTCGGCGGTAGGAAGATAACCATTTTGGAGTGCCTCAAATCCTTCTTCGGGAGTAAGAGAACCCATGCTCATTAATTGGGCAACCAATTTAGCAAAGTTAACTCCATCCTGTAGATCAATTTCGCCCATGTAGGCCGTAGGATATTTAGAATATCCAAGAATCTTAGAAATACGACGAATTTCTGGATTTAAGAAGTTCTCCAAGAAAGCACGGCGGCACTCATTGATACGCTCTAATAAAATATTGGTTTTAATAGCAGAATTAGCAAATTTATCATCACCCGAAAATATATTCATTAAACCAGCCGAAATATCATCATTAACTTGCTGATATTTTTCTGGCCCTAAAATTCTATTAATTTCTGGAATAACAAACTCTAATTCAGTAGTATGATCTGCCACTAAGAATCGTCCGATAGTTCCCTGACTGAAAATTTCATGTAAAGCGGCGAGTGCTTTTGGATTTGGAATGGTATCGCTACCCGCTTTTGCCAAAAGAATAATATATTCGGCACTTCTAGAAGCAATTTTCTCAATTTTCTTAAATTGAAGCTTCATATCAATGTCTTCCAATACAGGGTAGAACATCGGAACGGCAAATGGCTCATAATCTTGTTTTTTAGCAAAGATAAAGGTCGTTTGTTCGGGGGTAAGCTTTAAAAACGCCGTATTACCATTAGAATCGTTCACCAAATTAGGTTGAAACATGATTGCTTCTTCGGTAGGCAAATTCTTAATTTTAGTTATTTCATATGGAGATAAACTCTTCATATACTCCCCACTATAAAAACTTCCGCTACTTAATAGCCTTAACTCGGCTGGATTTAAGATAGTATATCGTAATGGAATATCAACTGATCCCGCCTTTACTTCTACTCCATATGCTTTACGCATTTTTCTAACTGTTTCACTTTGAGCCGCAGCATCTAAACGGAAAACAATAATATTGCCCGATCTAAACCACTCACGGAAAAATCTATCTCCTAAATTGAACCCATCAACCTTTTCCCACCAATCGGTGAAGAATGCCTTAGATTGGGTAGTCCCACCTTTAAATAAAACTTGAGAATTAGAAAATTCTGTCATAACATCAATAGTTTGACGGAAAATAGAGACACCAAAATAAGCCTTTTGGCACAATTCTACAATATCTGCAATATCAATATATGGCCCCGTGTAATTAAACGGAAGGGGCAGCGTATTAATCATCGGGTAAATAGCCTGTTTAGCCCCCGCATTAAATAAGTTCTTTAGTCGAGAGGGTATATCCTGATATGATCCTTTAGCAGTAAATTTAGGACGTTCAAATTCTGAACTCCAAGAATCACCAGCGAACCCGAAGATAAGTTCTCCGTTTTCATCCTTATACGTTGTTTCTTGTTTTGCTTTCCTTTTGCGCGTTGCCATAAAATTAAATCTTTGAATCCCTTACACTATTTTTATTAAACTTGTATTATTATTTTATCCCATTACACGATTAAACGGGGAGTCCACTCTTGAAATTCTGTATTTGTATCATGATTTTTGAATGCAAAATAAAATTTAGCGGCCCAACAAGCCATTAAAGCGCAAGTATAATTATCTCGTCTTGCACGTTTTTCTCCTTTAATAGATTTAACCGCAGTTGGTAAGTCAAAAGTAATGCCACCCGTAATAGACATACGTGGTTCAATTAACATGATCTGATTTTTTGTCTCTTGAATCATAAAGTCTTGACGTTCAGCTAAATAACCAATATCATAAACCTTATTGTTGTCATCTTTTAAATTTTGTGGTAATGACATGTCACGCACGGTTTTAAAAATCTGATCATTATTAAATAAACTACTTCCAAAACATAATCTACCCCTCTGAATTTCATGTGCCATATATTCGTTGGCTCTTTTCTGCCATTCGGTGCTATGGAATCTTTGGGTATAACAAATGTTCATGGCGGTCTGATTATAGCTAGATTTCATCAACCAGTATTCCTCTAATCGGTTATCATTAGAATTTTCATCGAAACTTCCATTAAAAAATCCAATTTTAACACCAGTAGATTTAAATAAAAGAGATTGGTTAGCAGTTTCGATAAAGTTAAAGTTTTCGCCGCCGCCGCCATGCAAATCAGCAGTGATTAATACGATATTGAAATTTTTAATTAAATAATGCAAATAACAGATATGCGAGTCCAAATCTCCACCCGCCGCCGCATAGCTATGCACTAATGTAAGCGATTCCTTAGCCGAATCTAGAAGATATAGGCCCATAGCGAAGAAGTCTGATCGTTTTCCAGAAGAGAACGAAGGGTCAATCGCTAAAATATATTCTTTATCGCGCTCACCATATAATTGAACCCAAGGATAATCTCCTAATAGCGCGGTATTCTCATTCATACACTTCGCATTGAAGAATCCGTCTGAACCAGAGATATACATAGCCATATATTCCCTTTTAAAATATGGGGTATTTTCGCCTCCAGACTTTGCTTCGTTAATAACGGTTTCTTCAACCAATTGAGGGGGAAGCATCAAATAAGGCAACCTCGCTACGAAATATTTCTGTCTTTCTGATGGGTCTGGACGAATAGCTTTGGCGCTCCATGATTGGTGTATCTGATAGCAGAATTCAAATGTGAATGATGCCGAAGTTAATGCAATAATTTTTTTGTCTCCTTCTAGCGTTGTCCTATCCTCTTCTTTCATCTTACCAAGTTTGATCATTGTCGTTTCAAGACCATCTATCTCCAACTGGTCTTGAATATTATTCTTAGCAGTTAAGAACGGGAATAGAATAGAGCTATAAATCTGTTCTGGGATTAATAAAAACTCATCAATAATAAGTAAGTCGGCACGTTCTCCACGAATTTTATCATTTAAAGGTAATGCGCGGATAAATCCGCCATTAGACTCTAATCTCCACGCATCTGTAGAGCGTCTAATCTCATTGGGATAGCATTGTTTTAAAAGTTCTGCTCCTTTAGCGTTGATAAACTGTTCCATTGTTTCCATCAATCGGCGGGATGAACGGAACACGTTAGATGTTAGAATAATCTTCGCACCGGGATTAAATATAAGATAGAGAAGGCAGAAAATTGCACACGCGTATGACTTGGAAGCGCCACGGCTGGCAGTTAAAATACAGTAATGATTTTCAAACCAATTCTGGATTAAAATTTCTTGAAAAGGAAAGATTTTAATTCCAAATAATAACTCTACAGTAAATGTAATATTGTGGCGTAGAAAATCTGCCAAACTTCTCCCTGAATCCTCCTGAGATAAATACCCCTCTAATTCTTTAAATCTTTTATTGGAATATCTCTCGATAGTTTCCTTCGAATGACTTCCGAATTCTATCATAGTATGCGCCTCTCATATAGAAGTTGTAAATCGTAATCGAAAATCATATCTTTGTTTTTCAAAATAATTGGAACGATTCTTTCAGATTCTTTTCTTCCTTTAACGAAGAGAAATTGAATGTTCGAGTATTTTTGCATCAACTCTCGCATTCTTGAAAAAATAAATTCTGGACGGGACTGAGTAAAGCGGCATTGGGGAAGATAATTAAATGATACGGACTTAGATAGACAATATTCTACCAAAACAATAATCTTTGTTTTACTAGCCATCCCACGCTCTATCTCTCGGCAAAATCTATCATATCCCGCAGATAAAGTCCCGATAAAATCGCTAAGAGATTTACGTTCTACCGTCACATTATTGGTGACATCTTCTTCATCGCAGTAATCTCCGACTTTCAAACATTGTTTAACCGTTTTATAGTCCTCGAAATGAATTGGGTCTTGCTCTCTAGTATCAATAATAATCTGATTCAGAGATATATCCTTCATTTTAAATGACAGGACATCACAATTAAATTTTTCCTGTAGAGATAATTCCTTACAAATCTTACTATAATCAATTCCTAGCTTTTGTAATAATGCAATAGAGGGGGCTACGATAGTTTTTAATTCGGTAGAATATAAAGCAAATTTTAATCCTTTTTTTAATTTGCGGTCTTCTAAAATTTTCTTAGTAATATCGGTGGCCTCTTCGATAGTGATTTGTTGAAAATGTTTAATAAGGTTGGCCCGATTTCTGTAATGGTCGTGCTGATTTTTAAGGATTTCTCCTGTTAATAAATCAGTTCGTGCTATTTTTTTCTGCGCCATATTAATGAGTCGCTACGAATTAAATCGTTATCGCTTCTTGGTTCACCTTTCTATTAACATAGAAATCCCCAAGCGTTTGACTAGTCTTTCGACTAATAGGTTTGCGCGACACCCGCGCTACCGAAATTTTCTTATTTTTGCTTGAATTTTGTTTACAAAATGCGAAATGCTTGATATTATTTGCCGCTAGAATATCTCTATCGTGAGTCGTTCCACAGGAATAACATGTCCACATTCTGTCTTTTAGAGTTAATTCTTGATTAAGGTTTCCACAAGAACATAATTTACTAGATGGATCAAAGCGACCAATTACTAATAGATTTTTGCCATACCATCCACACTTATAATCTAATTGTCGTCTAAACTCTCTCCAAGCAGCATCTTGAATATGTCTAGCTAGACGAGGATTTTTTACCATGTCCGCTATATCTAAATCTTCAATTGCAATTGACGTATAATCTTGGTTTTTGACTATACCCGTTGTTAATTTGTGTAGGAAATCTTGCCTACAGTTTGTTACTTTTTCATATATTCTAGCTAATTTAATTCTTAATTTTTCTTTATTTTTAGACCCCTTTTTCTTTTTCGAGTGTCTGCGAGAGGCCCGCTTTAGTTGTTTTAATCTTTTATTTAAATGTCGTGGATTCTCAATTTTCGTTCCATCTGAAAATGTTGCGTAGGTTTTAATCCCCAAGTCTATTCCTAGCGTTTTATTAACATCTGGGATTACTGGAATATTTTCTACTACTTTCTCTGCAACTAAAATTGAAATAAAATATTTCCCTGTTTTATTTCTGGTTACTGTGGATGTTTTAATTGTTCCATTAAACTTTCTATCGAAAATACATTTAATACC